CAGGTGTTGAAATATCTGTTGTCGCCAGTTGAGGCATAGGAGTGTTCCTATAAGCGTCAACAGACGATATATTAGGTACATTGGTATAACCATAAAGTGAGGCTATATCAGCTATTGCCCCTGCAGCATATGATGTTGCAGTTGCAAATGCACCTATTTCCGGCAAACCTTTGAGGTAACCGGCAGCTCTAGCAATGGCAGAAGCGGGTTTCGAGATAACTCCTTCATAAGAGTACTCATCCTTCTTCTTAGCTTTCTTCTTGTCAGATTGTAGAGCTAAATTAGTTGTAGGACCAGCCAATTCCAAATCTTCGGCCATGGCAAAAACTTCAATCGTAATGGCACCCCCAGCTACGCTATTCGCGTTTCTGAGGACCCCAAAAGAATTGAGTTCAACCATACCAAAGTTCTGTAATTCTAAACTGTTAGTTATATCTAGCCAGTCCTTTTGATTAAGAAAAGGTAATACCATCTCAGCACCTTGTGAATCTTGTGGATATAGATACACATGTGGACGCTGAGACAATAATGTCATTTCCTTATCATTATCATATACTATGGGACATGTATCAAAAGCTTGTAATGGTACATAAGATACTAATACTCCTCCATAGTAAAATGAACTTGCATTTATCACAAATTCAACCGTATACATCTAGCCATAAAATAGTTATCAATCTTTTTCTTTATAGATGTGTGATTGAAATATGCTTGCCAAGGATTAAAGAAATCAACAGTTCCAACCAACGAAGTACCCTCTGTCCAAGTTTTGGACCAGATTTTAACGGGTCTAGTAGGAAAGGAACCTAGTGGTACGCCAATTGACGAATCTACTTTCTTATACGATAAATCATGTTCTACAATAGCAACAGGTTCTGGATCATCGTCTGCGAAAGCCACATTTTCTATCTGTCGGATCTCAGACACAGTCGAATCTGGATTCGGGTCTATGCCTGTATCGGATTGCAATATCAGAATTCCAACATCGTCCTCAGGTTTACAGCTATTGTCACTATAGCTGCCATAGCTTGGAGGGTTGTAAGATACCGACTCATCAATCTCATCAAGGATATCATTAAGTCGGTCAACCGTCCTAGCAAACGCACGCATGAGAATTTTAATTTCCTCAAGTTGTGCTTCCAATAAGTCTTGCTGGCTAAGGTTACCAGCGCGCCCTTTATTATTTTTATAACTTTTTGCAAGCTTATTTTAGCATACATCCCGCAAGCTCATACGTTGGATGCAGCCCTAAAAGATCATTTGCACACCAGCCAAGTGCATCCTTGAAAAAGGACTTTAGGGAACGCCATGGCGAGTTACGTACATAATCCACACTCTTCTGTTCTTGGATCTGATAGGGTTAACTAACAGTAGCAGTAACTATTCTGTACGGAGAGTTTTGGTTTAAGTTGGACATACTCTCAAAGCCCATGATGAAATTTACAATCGGATAAAGTATCTGATTGCAAAATAAGGAATGAGAAAATAGGGAATTTCGGTTACAAAAAAGTAAACCATACAAATTAAGGATGCGTAATTTGAGCAATACACCAAGAGGCAAAATAATACATTATAAACCTCAGACGACAATTACATCTTGATGCCATTTCCCATGAACTCATAATGAATGAAATCCGTGTCGGAACGATTATTTTCCAGATTTGATTTATTTCCCACGTAAAAAGTGCGTTGAAAACAAACGTCTGCATAATCGTATTAAACAATTGACTCCATTCCATCCAAGTGTGTACAGATAAATCGTAATTAGTACAAGATTGATAAGTAGGATACATAAATATATCATACTCTTCAATCGTCCATTGCACACAATCGGATTGTAACGTAATTTGTGTTTCAGTAGTGTCAATTTCAACAAGTTCCCAAAAATCGGGTGTACTTTGAATATCGACATCAGAAATCACAACATGTTTTGAAGAATCCCAGAATTGTTTTACCAAATCATCATAAGTTGGGAATGTTGAATTCTCAACCCAATTCTCCAAATTCATTCGTTCAACCAAATTTTGTAATAGAGCACGTTTTTCTTCAAAAACTGTCTTTCCATAAAAGAAGTATTCACGTACAGCAGTACCAATAACCGCAATACATTGAGCTTCATTTGGGATAGATTTCGAACGTGTCCACACCATAAGCATCTTTTCGATAGAATCATGATCAAGAGGAGGCATAAAACAACCTTGATCTTCATCAAATCTCCAAGTGCGTTTGAGAAAGGAAGCATCTTTTATATCTATAAAAGGTACACTTTCAGCTTCCTTATCTGCCATCGTATACTCGATACCCATTTCATTAAATGCATATGCGATAGCAGTATGATTGAACCAATCTGCACTTTTTGAAACTGACATAATATTATCATCTCCATAGGTCAACAGTGAAACATTATCATTAAATGAATCACATTCTGAACCATTCAGTAAAAAGTACACATATCTCATTCGCAAGGAATTAACGATACTGTTTAAAATTACAGTAAGAGGATTTCCAGATGGGTTTGATCCAAAAAATTGGACCAAATCACCATTGTAATCGACAAGAGGAAAAG